GTCCAGATTGCCAGTCAGAAATACCTTTATCATCAAGAGAATGTCCTATTTGTGGATATGAATTTGGCACACAAGACAAAGAAGTTCTTGATGAATTTACTATGACAGAGGTTGATTTAATTGATAGATCGCCCTTTAGATGGCTTGATGTTTTTGAAAACAAGCGATGTATGATGGCTAGTGGATTTAATGGCTTTGGACTGGTTGCACATTTAGATGACCTATCTATCGCCCTTGTAAGGCGTAATAAAGGGCGTTTAAGGATTGTTAGTGTAGGAACTAAGGAACAAGCTATTGCGTCTGCTGATGACTTTCTGAGAGGCATTGAAGATAGTGATGGTGCAAAGAAAGGTAAAAGATGGCTAAATCAAGGCGTAACATTGAAACAAAAGAACGCATTAGCTATGTTAGGACAGTTTATTAGACCAATGGATTTTAGTTGGAATAAGTACAAAGCCGCTTGTTGGTTAAATTACTTGTGGAATAAAAAAGAAATTGATGCCAAAATTTTAAGTTATTACGAGGGAGACAATAATGCAGCGTAGTGAAGCGTTAAAAAAAGCAGATTTACTAATTAATGGTTCAAGAGCAAAAACACATGGCGATGCCACAGAAACTCATACATATATAGCTCAAATGTGGAATATTTTGTTAAGGAAAAAATTAAAAGAACCTTTGGATATACATGATGTTTACAGAGCTATGATTGGTATTAAACAAATTAGAAATAGTCAAAATCCAAGAGTTGAAGACAATATGATTGATATTATTGGATATGCAGCATTAGCAATTGAGGCAAAAGATGGCAAGAATGGAAGTTGAATATACAATTCAAGAAGAAAATGATGTAGGTGTTGAGAACTTCAAGTTTGGCAAGATGTTTGTTCAGTTTAGTTTTACTGATCCACCAGACATGACAGTTCATAAATTACATGAGAGCATTGATCGTATTTGTGAGATAAACAAACATGATGTTTTAGGAGTTACATTTGTAGCTAAGTATGACGGAATAATTATGGCGGAAGGTTCGCTTTACGCAGAAGGAGAAGGTAGATGGATAACCCCAATATCGGAGACAATTCATTAAAGAATTTAACTAAACTTTTTACTAGGTTTAGTTGGGATAAAAAACTTAGTGATTTGACTGAAGAGGAAATAAAAGCCACAGTTGTAATTATGCAATTCTCAAAGAAGGTAGAAGAAGATGAACAATATAATAAACAAGAACTCGATAGATTACTTCTTAAATATGTCCACGGCAAAGAAGAAACAAAGCCAACAGACGATGAATTACCCTTTTGAAGAAGTCATTGACAAGACCATTGTTGAGAAGAACAAGTCTGAACCTAGAAGAAGATATTTAGGTGGCTCCATGCTAGGTGATAAGTGTGCAAGAAAAATACAATATACTTATCAAGGTCAGCAGCCTGATGAAGATAAAGAGTTTAACGCACAGACTTTAAGAATATTTCAATTAGGCCATGAACTAGAGAACAGTATGGCTGGTTGGATTAGAAACGCAGGTTTTGATTTAAGAACCATTGATAAGAATGGCGAACAGTTTGGCTTTTCAATAGCAGATGATGAGATAAAAGGACATATTGATGGCGTGATATGTGGTGGACCTCTTGATATTAATTACCCAATGTTATGGGAGTGTAAATCTGCCAATGAGAAAAAGTTTAGAGATTTTAGATTTAAAGGTATTAAGGCTAATCCTACCTATGAAGTACAAGTTGCCTTGTATCAAGCTTACATGGAGCTAACAGACAATCCATGTTTGTTTACAGTTATAAATAAAAATACAAGTGAGATATTTTATCAACTTGTTCCGTTTAATCAAGACTTAGCTCAATATGCAAGTGATAGAGCAGTTGATATATTAAGAGCATCAAAACAAAATGAAATGCTACCGAGAATAGCACAGAATAAAGATGTGTTTGATTGTAGATTTTGTCAGTATTCAAACACTTGTTGGAGTGAAGGGTAATGGCGATACAGAAGGTAGCAAAGTACCGCCACCACCTACGGAGATGGTAATGAACATTATTAAATTTGGCAATAATAAACGCAGTATGGATTCCAAAGAGCTTGTCGAAATGATAAGTCAAAAAGTTCCTGCAAGTGTGCAAATTGATATGTTAAGAGAAACCTATCCTCAAGGCGTAATTAGAGGAGATCAATTTACAATAGGCTCGTTACATGGAGAGGCTGGAAAGTCTTTAAAAATAGATATTAACCCTAGATCTCCATACTTTATGAAAGGACAAGATTTTAATGGTGCAGATGGAGTGGGTGGCATTGTTAAAATTTTGATGGAGGGTAGAAACATGAAGTTACCAGAAGTTAAAGAGTTGTTTGCTTCATATCTTGATAATGAAGCTCCACAACCAGTAGAAAATATTAGTTCAATTATTAAGCCAGAGGCTAAACAAATAAATATTAATACTCCTTATGATAGCGAACATAAATATCTTAATGCTCAAGGTGAATTGCTTTGTTTGGTCAGAAGATACAATACTAAAGATGATGATGGTAATCCAGCATTAGACGCACATGGAAAGCCAAAGAAAGAGTTTAGGCAGTTTACTGGAGGTAGCAATTATCCTCGTATGCCAGATGTTCGTCCATTGTATAACATACCAAACATTATAGCTTCAGAAAAAATTATATGGGTAGAAGGAGAAAAGTGTGCAGATGCTTTAAATGAACTTGGCTATACTGCAACTTGCACAATGGGTGGAGCGGGTATGCTTTCAAGAAAGTCTGCAAACTTATTTGACTTTTCTCCTTTACACGAAAAAGAACTGGTGATATGGCCAGATAATGATACGGCAGGTCGTAAGGTAGCAGAATTAGTACAAGAGCTCGCTTTAAACGCTGGAGTTAAATCGGTAACAACATTAACACCTCCAAGAGGTAAGCCAGAGAGATGGGACGTAGTGGATGCCATAGCCGAACAATTTAATATAAATGAATTTCTTAATACAAATGTTAAACAAGTTAAGAAGAATATTAACCTTCTTGATGACAGTTTGCTTATCAATAGATTTGTAGGTCAAGCACCAGAGCAAAAGTTTCTTATAGCGAACACATTACCTTTAGCAGTACCTATAATCTTTTCTGCTGCAGGTGATAGTGGTAAAGGCATGATGACATTAGACTTGGCTATGAAAGTATCTAGTGGTCAGTCAATGCAAGAATCATTTGGAGGGATGATTAGTGAGTTTGGTAATACAATTATATTTACAGCAGAAGATGACGAAGATGAGATGCACAGACGTATTGAAAGATTAGATATTGATGGCAATAGATCTAGTTATGAACATGAACTGCGAATCGTGAGTTTACCAAATGTTGGTGGTGTGTTTCCAATACTTCAAGAAACACATGATGGATACCGAACAAGTGATGAATTTGATAAAATTTATGAGCAAATACTACAGATGAAAAACTTAAAACTCATTGTTTTTGATCCGTTGGCTTCATTTGTTCATGCAGACGTTAACTCAGATCCAGCGGCGGGTGCCGCTTTGACTGGACTGTTGGCACAGATTGCTACAGAAACTGGTGCCTCTGTTATCATGTGTCATCATATGACTAAAGTTAAAGAAGATTTAGTAGTCAGTACGCCAGAACAAGCAAGAAACATGATTAGAGGTACGTCTGCATTAGTTGATGGTGTCCGTTGTGCTTTTGCATTGTGGCAAGTTGATGAGGCTACTGGACGTAGAAGATGCCTAGATTTAGGTATAGATTATAAAAGAAATAAATGTTTTGATGGAGCAGTAGTAAAGTCTAATGGACCTGCAAACAGAAACATAAGACATTTTATTAGAGATGAATATAGTGGATTGCTTGTTGATAAAAGTGATGACATATCAAGACTGCATACTGGATCAAATAAGGAAATTAAAAAGACTGCGTTGTTTAACTGGATTTTAGATTGTGAAAGAGAAGGCAGAGCTATGACACAACAATCTGGTGCAGATGCTATTATGCAACGTATGTCTGCTGATACTGATGCACCAAGAGTTCTAAACAACTGCACACAAAGAATGATTGATGGTCTTGTTAGAGAACTTATACAAGAGGGTAGACTTGCCAAGTATTCATTTAGCACAAGTGGTGGTAGGAAATGGCTTGGCACAATAGATGGTGCAATGAGCCGAGGTGAATACGAAGCTACAACAGCGAGGGACAATGTATAAGTTGCCAGATAACAACTGTGTAATTAGTTTTAGTGGTGGCAGAACAAGTGGCTTTATGCTTAAGCAAATTATTGATTTTAACGATGGTTTGCCAGACAATGCAGTAGTTTGCTTTGCTAATACTGGCAGAGAGATGCCACAGACATTAGAGTTTATTAATGATTGTTCGGTTAAGTGGGACGTGAATATTGTCTGGTTAGAATATGATCTTAATGAAGAAAACAAACATATATTTAAAATTGTTGACTACAAAAGCTGCAGTAAAAAGGGTGAGCCTTTTGATAAACTTATTGATAAACATCAGATGCTACCTAATCCTTTGGCTAGATTTTGTACTGGTAGTTTAAAAAGAGACACTATTAGTAAATATCTAAGAAGTCTTGGTTGGAAGAAATGGCACAATATTATGGGTATCAGAAGTGATGAAAAACATAGATGTAAAGATGGATTTCAAAATGGCTTTTATCCACATTATCCAATGGTGGAGGCTAATCATAGTTTGTTTCATGTGGATCAGTTTTGGGACAAACAATCATTTAAATTAAACTTACCAGTTGTAAAAGGCAAAACTATTAAGGGGAACTGTGATTTATGTTTTTTAAAATCAGAATCACAATTAGCTTCAATGGTCAGAGATCATCCAGAGTTAGCCCAATGGTGGATTGATGCCGAACAAAGAATTGGTAAATCATTTGAAAGAAACAGACCTTTAGCTGAGTTTGCCGGGTTTGTTAACGCACAACAAGATTGGATATTTAATGATGAAGCTTTTCTTTGCCAAAAAGATGGTGGGGAGTGTACTGGATGAAAATAGTAGATTTATTTAGTGGCATAGGTGGATTTAGTTATGCCGCAGAACAAATAGTAGGTGGCTTTGAGACAATAGCTTTTGTTGAAAGAGATGAATATTGTCAAAAAGTCTTGCGTAAACATTGGTCAGATGTACCAATATATAGTGATATAAGGAGTTTTAATGGAAAAGAATACAAAGACGCAGACATCGTTGTTGGAGGATTCCCATGTCAGCCCTGGAGTGTCGCAGGAGCTCAGAGAGGCAGCGAAGATGACCGAGACCTCTGGCACGAAATGGTTAGGGTTATTGAAGACATACGGCCTAGATGGATCATTGGCGAAAATGTGTCAGGCTTTGTTACAATGCCAATGGGTCTCAGAAGAAGTCTCATTGACTTGGAAAGTATCGGATACAAAGCCATCCCATATCTTATTCCAGCTGCAGCCGTCGATGCCAAACATAGACGAATGCGATGCTGGATTGTGGGCTACTCCGAACACGATGGATCATCTGCCCCCACGTTCAGAAGAGGGAACGAACAAATTGATGGAGGGTCATCGCAAGGGCAGAACCAAACCAGCAAACTTGAGGGAGCAAGTGGACAACAAGACAATGGATATGTACAAACAAACATCTTCGACCTTATGGCCGACACCGAGAACGGCAGGGGGAAGCAGACCGAATGGCAAGGGGGGAAAGGTTTTAGAGGAAGAAGTGAAAATATCGTTAGGTCTGAGACAGAGAGGAAAGAAACTGACAAAACAGATGTGGCCGACACCAACAACACAGGAGATAGAACACCCGCAAGCGGAGTTGACACCGAACAACAGACGATTAAGCAAGGACGGGAACAGCAGTCACAGTCTGAACTTAGCAGACAGCGTGAAGATGTGGAGAACGCCAACAGCAGCGAATGCCAAGCAAGGTCCGAAGAGCAAGGAGCTTTACGAGAAAGTGAAGAAAGACGGATCAAGTGCAATAACATTAGTGGACGAAGTGAAGATGTTTCCAACACCAAGAGCAAGAGATTGGAAGGACGGATACACAGTACCACCATCGGTGAAGAACGGAACGAGAGCACACACTCTAGGGACATTCATAGCAGAGAAAGAGATAATGTGGCCAACACCGACAACAAAGGGGTACGGACACGCATCAATGGGTCAGACAATGATCTTCAGAAAGAAGGTGGAAGCTGGAGAGATGACCGAACAACAAGCAGAACAGATGTTGGGTTGCACGCTCAGACCTCCAAGAATGGAGAAATGGAATTATCCCAGAAAGGAGATGTTCCCTACACCATCGGCAAACGAAGATGCAGCGGGTCGTCCAGGGGGGAAGATGCAAAAGATGTTAGGCAATCATCCTTCCGTGAGAGACCAGTCCTCTGGGACGCTGAACCCAACGTGGGTAGAGTGGCTAATGGGGTATCCAACAGGGTACACAGACTTAGATGTTTAGGGAATAGTATCGTGCCCCAAGTAGTTGCAAGAATATTTTATTCTATTAAGGAAGCAGAAAATGATAGGAAAATATGAAAGATGCAGCTCATGTCCAAGACTTATACTTGCACATAAAATTAAAAATAAGAAAAAACCCCTATGTGAAAAATGCGAGACAGCAGAGACAAACAAATTTGCACCAAAAAAACAAGTTTTAGCTGGCATGAAGCCATCAGTTTATATAGAAGAAGAGGCTTTCTTTGAAGATGATCCAAGGGCGTTAAAAGAAAATGATGTTGGTAGAGTTCGAAGAAACCTAACTCATGTTAACTCTTCAAGCATTATTGATGATATGTCTTGACACTAAGGTAATAAAGACCTATATATAAACTATAAAGAATGTAATCGCTCCGATTACACCTTTTGTTTTAAAAATGTTTGTGAAAGACCCAGAGAAATCTGGGTCTTTTTTTATTTGACATTTGGCATTGACTTCCTATATAACTATCCTATACTAGCATATGAAAGGAGAAAATATGGAAGAACAAGCTGTTGATAAACCGATGATGGCAAGTGAGCTTATTGCTGCATTATCGAATCCAAAAAGAAATTTAGGTCATTTTCACAATCATAAGTATGCAAATGGCATGGTGCAAAAACTTCGTGTACAACTGGTTCAATCAAAGAAATTTGTAATTGATGACTCTTTATTATACAACTTAGTACAAGCGTCTATGGTTAAACCAAAAGCTTTTTTAAAAGCTATTGAGTTAGCGAAGCCACCATTTCCCAATATGTTTATTGAGTTTAATGAAAAAGCTTTGTTTAGAGCATACAAAAAATTTTACGCAACACAATATCCAGCTTTGATGTCTTTTATTAGTAGAAGATTATTAAATACTTCTGAGCGTACTAGAAAAGGTTATCATATTCTTTCAGATGACGACACAACTGAATTTATGCCTTGGTATCTTCTTACTGATGAATCTGGTCGATTAGCAAATGATAAGTGGTTTACCTCACCTAAGTCTGTTCGTGTTGTTAATGTTTCTGATAAAGACGTGGATTTTGAAAGAAGAGTAAAAGATATTACCAATAACAAAGATAAATTTACTAGAAATTATAAATATAGATATGAACAAGGGCAAGTTAATGGGGCTGATATGGTTACAATGCCGGGCATCTCATTTTTTGGCGAGGATTACTTTCATTATTATAGTGAGCGTTTTGCAAAAGGTGTTGAGCAAAGAGCCGAAGAGCTTTCTGAGATTATGAAATCCGAAAGTTTTGTTTATGGTAGAGATTCATTAATGGGCAGAGGTTATAACAAAAGCATTTGTCATAGGGTTGCCTCGCAAGGTGACTTTGCGTCTATTTGTTCAAAACTTTGGCATGGCAATAGTTATGCTTGGGACTGGTCAGTTCCAGAGAAAGATATTGAAGACAAAGTTAAAAGTAGTGATAAGGTAGAACAAGACGGGTTTAATCTTGCTTATGAATTTTTTAATGGTGAGATTAAATTTTTGATTGCTGCTTTAGCCATGTTTAACTTTGATCACATTATTTATAAGAAGAAATCAAGAGGAACAACAAAGTTACAACATATTAGTAGAGGTCAAAGGATTCCATTTAACGAATACTCTTTAATGACTATTGAGTTACCAAAACCACGAGGCGTTAAAAAATATGAGCGTGAATTTACTGGTCATGGCTCGCCAAAGTGCGAACATTGGAGATGTGGTCATTGGAGAAGATACCGAGATAGGTTTGGTAATGTTACCAAGCGTACTTGGATTAAAGCCAAAAAGGTCGGTAATGAGGCTTATGGTACAAAACTAACTGAATACAAACTAAATAAAGCACAAGGAGAATAATTATGACGGCTTATCAAAACAATCATTTAGTTGAAATTGAAGAGTATTATGGCTCTTTACTTAATGACGATGGACTAACCAATCAACAAGCTTTGGGTAAGGTCAAAGAGACTTATGGCGAGCATGGCCATGAATATATTGAAGACCTTATCAGACAACAAGAGCAGCTCGATAGTGGCATTATTGTTGATTTTGGTGTTTAATTTAAAGATAATTTAGGAGCAATCAATGGAGTGTAATATGAATCACAAATATTTAAAATTACATATCGAAGCTACTACAATTCAAAAAAAACCCAACATTGTTGTTCGGTATTATAGGAAGGTAGTTGAATGGTTAAAATGTTTTTAATGATCTGTGTCATCTGGGTCGAAGGACCTAGATACATGGGTGGTCAAACAAAATGTACTTGGCACGTCAGTAGAGTAAAGTATCACACCGAACAAAGTTGTTGGGGTGACATTAATCATAGCAAGAAAGTTGTACTTGCTAGGCTTAGAAAAGAATTTGGAGATAAACCAGATGGTTA